ATAATTAATATCTTCATTATAAATACCTATCATTAATTCAACAAGAGTAGCATAAGGACCTAAGAAAGAAAAGTCATCTCCATAGATACTATATAAATCACCAAACTTAGACATAGATGCTCTATCATCAGGCATTATACTATCACCAACAAAGTTACCTATTAAATAAGCTATATTTAATTTTTCATGCATTCTAGCTAACCACCATGCTGTAGGACTATCTATAGACTCTAATATTTTATTAATAACAACTCCTACTCCTGCATATGTTGCACCAAAGTAAACAGTATTCCATGCTAAAGCTTTCATTCTAGTTGCAAAATCAAAAGGAGTAGCATTAGGATTAATTGCTGCTTCTGTAACCTTACCCATAAATGATTTAAACTGAGCAACAGTACGTAAATAAAGACTATTTTGCCAAGATAAATTAGTTGCCTTAGTCATACTGCCTGATAAACGGTATGCATCCCACATAATTTGAGATATTACTTTTCTATTTTCCCAAGATTTTCCTGGGTTTTGATTCTTCCAGTTTTCTAATGCAGATACTACTTGACCAAATCTTTGAAATAATTCACCAGGATTAAAACCAATATCAGTTAATCCTTTAACTGCTGCTTTACCTAGAGCTCCTGGAGTAAAAGGGCTTTCTCCTAAATGAGGTGGTCTATTAATTAGTATACCTTGAGTATAAATATGGTCTCCTACTAAAGATATAGAAAACTCTTTAATTCCTTGNACAAGCATTTCTAATTGTTTAGNANTATANTTCATAATACNTTTNTCATTTAAAGANTTTGGTAAATGGTCTTGAAANAAAGCATCATTAACTCTCATAATATCTTTACCACTTTTTTTAAAATCATTAGTTAGCTTAGCATAACGATGAGTTAAAGCCATTACTGTTACCCAATTTTGATAAAACTCATAGCCTAAAGGACCACCTTTACTTACTGCAGATATATTAGCTAAAGCTGCAGCTCCCTGTAAAAACAATTGTTTAGGAGCATTAACTAATAACTGTAATGTTGTTACTGCAGTTAATGGAGAACCTACTACAGCATCAGGATTCTTTTGTACTTCTCTAGCAGTTTTAGCAGTACCACTAAACCTAGTATTCTCTGTTATATTACCTACTAAGTTAGCTAATTTACGTACAGCATGAGCAGAATATTTACTATCTACTGCCATAGAAGAGCGCTCTTTATTAGTAATTAACCACCAATCTGCTTTAGCTTGTCTAGTCATTTCACCATATTGAACATTAGTTGGAGTCATTGTACTAATATCTAAAGGAAAATCAGGTACTACTATATCACTTTCTATCATGCCTGTTTTATCAGCTATAGCTTCAAATGTAAATACTTTACCTTTCATAGGCATATAAGTATTAACCCATTCTTTTTTAAGTTGTAATAAACCTATATTAGAAAAAGCAGTATCTGCTGCTCTAGCATTCTCTAAAGATGTTTCTAATGGGTCAGATTTTACTGTATAATCTATCTGTTCATTTCTTAATCTAATACCCATGACAGCTTGTTGTTCTCTAATTCTAAAGTCTGCTATTTCATTCATTTGTAATTCAGCAGCTTTATCAATAATATACATAGATTTATTATCTGAGCTTGTTAAATTTTCTCTAGACCAAGCATACGCAGCTCTAGGAGAATCTACCATAGCTACTGTTACACCAAATTGACGTAATATACCCATAACTTCAGCACGTTTTGCTTGTTGTTTTTTAGTTAATAATTTACCAGTTAAATCTAATATTCTAGTATTACCTAATTCTTTAAATTGGTTTTTTATAGATGCTTTAATTGGACGACCATTAATCTTTTGTTCTAATGGTATACGAATAACCATAGTAGATTCAGTATGTTTTCTAGGTACGTGTCCTGGTCTAGCAGGTATTAACTGATTAGGTAATGGTTGTGGTTTAAATGTACTAAAGATACCATACTGATAAATGTCACCATTCTCATCTACTTTGTTTCGTTTTAAACGATAGACCTGTTGAACAGGCATACCATCAACTTTTGTAAAATGAGTTCTTACTCCTCGTTCACCTAACTCAAAGTATACTGGTTTACTATTTACATAATCCCATGCTGCTGCTTGTAAGATTTCTCCTGTTTCTGTAAACACAGAATCAAATACATCTAGTTCTGCTATATCAAACTCTGCTTTAACAGGCATTACTTCTGGAGGCATATTATTATTTAATACTACATCTTTACCTCTAGGAACAATAAATGATTTATTATATCCTGTTTCTAATAAGTTATTAGCATATGTTACATTATCTGCAGCAAGTACAGCATTGTCATATATTCTAAAAGTAGTAAGAGCTACTTGTAATTTATCCATAGAAGCTACAGTAGGAGCTGTACCTAATGCATCTACTATTTGAGCTTGACTTAACTGTGCTAAACCATTCTTATCTTGATAAGTAAGTAATACATCTAATTGATTTTGTTCTTTAACATTTAAATCTTTTTTAAATGTACGTACTAAAATCCGTTTCTGTTGTTCAAAGAATGATTGTTTAGTTACTTCATCTTGATATACTTTCTTTTCTAACTTAGAATTATGTCTACCATATACAAAGAATCGTTGCATTCCTCCTGTTTTAGATGCTGATGCTTCTGTATCATAGATAAATTTTTGTAATTTATCAGTAACTTTATTAGTAGGAAATCTCTCTGAAGGTAAAGCACCCATTACATTATTAGTATAATCATACATTGGTATATCAGGAGTCCACCTAATATAGTAAGAGTTAGTATTTAAAAAACTAGCAGGGTCAGCACCTAAAAATTGTTCTGGAGTAAATGTTCTAAGAACATTATTGTCTGACGTTACTTCTTGAATAAGTAATTCTGTTGGTTTAATTGCTTTTTCTTCACCAGCAAAATTATCTAAAATAGATTTTTCTACTTGTGTATATGCTTCTAAAGCTTCTGCTTTATTATAATACTCACTAGGAGATTTTTGAAATACTACAGACTGTAGCATACCTGCAGGAGTTCTAATATAACTAGTAATTGTTTGAGAGTTAGCTACAATCATAGGTACAGTAGGTATAATACCATTTAAAGTAAATGCTGTTTTTTCAGCATACTGGTCTACTAAAGCTGAATCAGCTAAGTTAGGATTATCAATTAATAAAGCTCTACTTCTTTGTGTAACTGCATTCATAGCTGATACAGAAGATATATCATTTCTAAATCCAAACTTAGGATTCTTAATTATATTAGCATTAGGGTCAGTAAGATAAATAGCTAGTTTATTAGCATCTAATCCTGATGCTTTACCTACTTCACCTGTAACATCTTCTATAATTGTTTCAACTAATTTACTACCTGATTTAGGATTAGTTCTAGATACAGTAACAATAGGTGAATTTACTTTTACTTGATTTTCAGGAGAAGGAGTTATATTTTGTTTTTGATATTGTTCTGCTGATTTTCTGTTCGCTTCTCTTACAGCATTCATTTGTTCTTTAGTTGCTCTAACATGCACATCTCTAAATCCAGATTCTTCTATAGTTTCTACATTTTTACCTTTTCTATTTCTTAAAATAACAAAAGGTAATATAGAAACTCCTATTTCTAAAGGTATAGCAACTTTAGCAGGGTCTTCTGGACTAAGAAAGTTTGAGATTTTATCAATAGCGTAAGCAAAACCTTGATTAAATATAAATCCTGGAATAGTATTTTCTAATACTTCTGGACTATAACCTAATTCAGTCAATGCTTCTCTAACTGTTTCTTCAGTAGCATTTACAAATGTATCTTCAGAGTATACTTCTTTTTGAACTTCTGTCCAAGTTTTATCTTCTGGAACAACAGTTTGAATTTCTTTTAAAAGACTAGTAGAAGGAAATAATTGAGATAGTATTTTAAGAGTAGTCATTTGAGGTAGAGCAACTCCACCTGTTTTTCTTTTAATAATCTCTAGAGTATTCTTTATAAACGCAGGTGACTTACCAATTAACATATCATAAAACCACATTAAGTTTGCTGTAATAGGCTCAAATTCAATATTAGGATTTTCAGACTGTCCTATTTGTTCTGCAACTACTAATAATGCATCAGATAAATCTTCTTCATTTACATCATTACTATTATTACCATTTGCTTTAATGTTGTCTACTAACTTTTCAGTATTCTGTTCTAGTTTAAGGTTATCTATTTCTTGAGTAATAACATCTATTGATGCTAAATCTTCATCTAAATTATTTTCAAGTATATAAGAATTAGATAAATCTTGTATAGCTTTATCTTTTATATCTTTAGATATATATGTATTAGACATAAAGTTTTGAAGATTAGCTTTCTTTTCTTCTGAAGATATTTCAGGATTAGTAATAATATCTTCTAATATACGTTTAGAACTACTTTCTTGTTCTTCTCTCCATTGTATTCTAGCTTCTTCAACTAATAAAGATTTACCTTGTTCCCTTTGCTCTTCTTTTATATAATTATAAAGTTCAATAGGGTCATCTGTTTTAGTATTAGGTAAAATAGATGTGTAAAAAGCATCATCATTACTTTGTTGTTTTTCTGTTATTATAGGTTCATAATCAGAAAAAGGAATACTATTAATTGTAACTTCATCTACCATTTATTAATCCTTATGTAAATAAGTTTCTAATTTCAGGACCTTGTGAAAATATATTACCACCTAGTGTGCTCATATTTTGCCAAGAAGTACCTTTACTAGCTGCTGTATTAGCTTTAGAACCAAAATTTGCAGCCATAGTATTAAGTCTACCTATTTCATTACCATATCCTTCTGCTACATTAATATTACCTAGATTAACTGAAGCTTGTGTTCCTATACTACCAACAGAACCAAGATAACTTGAGGTACCTCCAGTACCTAATGTACCTCCCATACTTCCTGCAATTTGTCCTTGTTGTACTCTAGCTTGTCTTATAGCAGTTAATCTTTGTCTTTTTTGTTGTAACTGATTATATCTATTTCTTTGAGCATCTGCTGCATTTCTAGCTTCTACTTGTTGTCGTTGATAACCTGATTGTTGACTAGCATACTTCTGAGATTGTATAGCTCCATAACCTTGCATAGCAAGACTACCTATACCAAGTGCAGTAGATGCACTTATTCCAGTTGCAGCTATTCCAGCTATTCCTGTATGTATACTAGCAGTCATTGCTGGAGCCATATAATATGCTCCTGCTGCCATTGCTGCGTAAGGTGCTACTTTTTTAAATGTTTTAACTGCTCCACCCATATTATATCTCCAATTTAACTAAGTAATTTAAAACTCCATCTTCTGTAAGTAATATACCATTTAGTATAGGTTCATATCCAAACAACATATTAAATTTTCTTTCTTTCTTTGTTTCACAAATACCTATTACAGATTTAATACCCATCTCTTTCATCTGTTTCTTAGCATCTTCAAACACTTTCTTATACTTTCTAAATGAACTTAATGTCCATTCATCTGCTTCTGGTAATATTACATGAGTAGTATACGAACTTAACTCCTCATTCCAAGCTATACCATAGAAGCCATTACCTTCTTGATATAACTTTATCATACTATACTATTGATAGCATAGTTACTGGATGTCCCCATCCTAATAACTTCATATCCTTACCTTGTTCTGACCTAATATATAAACTTAAACATTTACCTGAACCTCTAAGTTTATTCTTAGTTACTACTATAGAGTCACCACTATCATAAGTATCACTTGCTCCTGATGGTGTATAGTTTCTTAGTATTCTATATGCTTGAAATTCTTTACCCCATTTACCATTAGCTGCAGAATTAGACCAACCCCATTGTGCTTGTACTTTACAAGATGATTGGTTCTTAAATACTAAATCATCACCTGATGCTAAAAAACCATCTTCTGTTTTTTGTAAATACAAGAATATATAAGGTATTTGTTTTTGTCTCATTATATCACCAAACAATTCATATCCTGTATAAAGGTAACTAGAGTAATCTATTCCTACACTATCTTTAGTTTTCCAATCTAAGAAGTCACTACCATTATATTTAGATAGTGTAAATGATGTTCCTACAATAGTAAGTAAGCTAAACTGTTCTGTTCTACTTGTAGCTACATCATCAGGTACTACAACTGTATCTCCTGCAGTAACTAACACAGTATCTGTTCCTGCTACAACAGATTCTTCTCTAGCTGATACTGAATATCCTGGCATTGCTACATAGTCTGCTACATAAGGTGAATCAGATGCTAAACTAGATAATTCATTTTTAGACCAAGCTTTTAAAGTTAAATCATAAATTAATTCTTTATTATAACTATTAGGATAATTAGAAGAAGAGTATCCTGTACTATCATTATATAAGTATCTAACTCTATTTTCTTTTTCATCATAGATACCCTTACAAAAATCTTTACCTACTTCAGGTATCTTAAGATATAAATCTTGTATTGATGTTAATGATAAAGATTCTGCTGCAAATCTACCTGATGCTGTATCAGGTTTAAGTAAGTATATACCAGCTTTAGACCAGTAAATAAAGTTACCATTTACATTAACTACAGAGTCTCCATTTGTAATACCATTAGTAGATATTTTACTTGCTTGGAAAGATGTAGCAATAAACCCTCCAGTATCTCCATAAACTTCCCACACGCCATTTTCTGCAAAAACTAATACTGAGGCTTGAGAAGATATAATTTTAACAACACGAGTAATATCTGGTATTTGTATTGAACCACCATCTGTGTCTATTAAATCATTAATACCTGGGTCTGTTGGGTCAGCTTCTTGATGACATTTACCAAAATCATCATCTGATTTAATAATTTTACTAAAGAAAATATAACCTGAATAATTAGGACTTCTTATATCTCCATTAGCTACAGAAGATTCAACACCAGAATAAAATAATCTTTGTGCATAAGAAGTAATAGTGCTTATATTACCATCTTCTCTATCAGTAGGTAATCCAGAAGTTACATCTGATTTACTCATTCTACCTACACCACGTTCAAAAGCATCAATAATAAAACTACCTTTAGCTATTTGATAGTTAGAAAATGAGTTCTTTATTAATGTATCTGGGTCATACTTTTCATAGTCAGAACTAGCTGTATTAGATATTTTACCTAATGTCCAGTTATCTGCATTGGATGGGTACTGTCCTAGTTCTGTATATGTATAATCAATTGCATCAACACCAGTACTTGTTACAATATTTTTATTCCAACCTTGATTACGTAAGTTATATTTATGTTCATTACTTAATGTAGTAGGTCTAGTATCAAGGAATAGAGAATCATCTACACCATATATATCTCTTATTTCTAATTGAATAGTTGATTGAGTTACAAGACCAGTATCTTTAGCATAAGTTAATAAAACAGGTCTAGGTAAATCTTTAGAAACAATAACACATTTATTATTAATAACAGAAGTTTCTATTTTACTATTACTTAAAGAAGCTATAGTAATAGGAGAACCACCATTCTTAAGGTTAGCAGATGGAGAATCTGTTAATAGATTCATAAACCATATTTTATCTTTAATACGAACAAGACCTAAAGATACTGATGTATCTCCTCCAGGACTTTCCCATACATGAAAAGATTGTTTACCTTCTTTAATATCTGTAGCAGTTAAACCTGTAGCTGTTAAAGCATATGAAGATTCATAGTCGACACCTAACCTTCTAGACCTTGAACCATCACGGTTAAGGACAAAGTTAGCTTCATCTATAGATGCATTCTCAGGAAAAGTTAACTGATTAGCTTCAGTTATTAAACCTTTAACAAACGACCTATAGGCTTTCTCGGCTTTCTGTGCCATTTACTTCCTCTTTTAATTTTTTCTTAGCTAGTCTTTTTTCTGTCTTAGCTTTAGCTTTTACTCTTTCATCTACCTGTTCTTTAGGTTTTGAATTAGCTAAATAACTAGCAACTGATGTTTCCATAAATACCATTGATGTATATGTACCTGTTAACTCTTTTGGTATCTCTCCACCTTCACTCCACTGAAATACATAGTGTGCTGTGTTAGGTGCAATAACTGCTTGTAAATCCATCTTACCGTGAGTCTTCCAACTCTTTTTGACATTGGTCATGTCTATCTCCTTATTTTACGTATTTTCCTCTGAGTGTTCCTGATTTTCTCATTCCACCCATACTTGCCATTTGTGGTCCAGCTCTAAATCTTTTTTTACTTTCTTCTTGTTTAGGAGCTGTTACTTTTTTAGGTGTTTTTAATTTACCTTGTTTATTTTTTTGCATACCACCATATTTAGTATCTTCAGTAATTTGTTGTACTTTACCAATATTACCTTTAGTATTACGATTAACCTTGACTGTATAACCCATGTCAGGACCTACAGGTTTAAGTTGTGTAGGTGTATAGGGATTACCAGAACCTTTAGAAATCTTACCAGTTGTTTTAGTTTTAACTGTTTTCATATAAGCAGGTTTAAACTTTTTACCAGATGTATCTGTAGGTTTATATCCTTTTGAGCCAGGAGCTCTTGTAGGCTTTTCTTTTGCTAAAGGACCTGTGTATACAGACTTCCTTAAAAAGTCTTCTATTGTTTTAAAAATTGCCATTACCTTTTTCTCCCTTGTTTAAGTTTAAGTTTAGGAATCTTCTTAAACTTCGTAGAAGAATTCTTTGTAAGCATACTTTTTTTATATGCCTTTTCTGCTTTTTTCTTTTTCTTTCCATACTGCTCTTTATGAATAAACGACAATGTATTAGCTGTAGTAAAACTCAATATTTAGACCCTCCTGTTTTGTTAGAAGAGTGTCTACCATAGTTAGGGTATCTAATACCTTTAGCAATCTTCCAAGCATCTTGACTCATTCTACGTCTTTGAGTTACAGATATTTGTTCTGCTTTCTGATTAGCCATTTGTTTCAATGTTAAGAAACAAGCAGACTTAGCTTCATTAAGTAAGTATGTAAACATCTGTACTGGTAAGTCAGGAGTAAATGTATCTGACATTGTAAATGCTACTGACCTTTTACCATGACTTTGTGTCTTACTGTTTTGCAATGTAGACTCTAAAGTTTTTAAGTATGCATCCATTACAATAGTTTCATCATCAAAAGATGTAAAATACTGTGGACATTTATCATTAAGTATGTTAAGAGTAATACCAGTAGTATCTGTAACTTTCTTTATGTTAGTAGCAGTACTATCTCTAGCATCTACTATATCCATAAAATCTTCTGGTAACTTATAATCTATCATTTGAAAGTTATCTTTATCTGTAGCTTTCTTTTTATTATTATACTTAATCCATTTTAAGTCAATAATATCTTCAGGTAACTTCATGTGAGTAGGTCTATCATCTGTACCACTAGCTGTTAATTTAAATAACTCATATAAGAATGCATAGTTCTTACCATCAATAATATTGTAGTAAGTAGTTTTAATTATCTGTGCTACTTGTAAAGCTTCTACACTATCATTAATGCTATTGACATCATCTGAGTCCATATCAGATAAGATGTCTTGAGTCATTGCTAGTAAATTCATTTTAGCCATAATTTATCCTATGTTGCAGTTATTGTTAATCCTACTTTTTGAAAGACCATATCACCAGAGGCTCCTGTATTTTGAGCATAGATTTCAAAGTAATCATTTGTAGCAGCATTATAAAAACAAGACCCAGCCATTTGAACTAATTCACCTGTAGCAGAAGTTACAACTGATTGAGAGCCAGCAATAACAGTTCCATTCCTATGAATTGATACCATTATATCTCTAGGTGAGCCTGAAGCTTGACTTACACTTACATCAAAATCAAGTTTTAATAATGTTGTTGCTGTTCCTGTGTATGTTAACCTAGCTGTAGTTGCTTCTGTAACTAAGCTACTATAACCTGAAGCTACTGTAGTTGGTGCTACTTTTGCAGTAGAACCACTATGAGCTAATGTATATGGAGAACCTGTATTGTAGAAATAAAACTTACCTTTTGGTAAAGCTAAACTATCTGTTGCTAAAGTAGACCATGCACCTGAACCAGAACCATTAGCAATATATACAGTCTTATTAGAAGCTGCCGCTACTCCTTTTGGTTCATGTAGGTCAGTTCCTGTAATAAGTTTATGTTGTATTGTCATAATGTTTCCTGTATTAAATTAGGGGTAAGCCCTCCTAAGAGGGCATTACCGAGGTATTACTTGTCGTATGCGAATTCTACGACACATCTTGCTTTACCAGTTAACAAATCGTCAGCTGACTTATCTACGATAAGTTGACCTGGATTTGCACCGATGCCTTTACCAATTAAAGCACCAGCACCGTTAACAACATTACCAGCTGTACCGATAGCTGTTTGAGTTGCCTCATCAGCTTCGATTAAACCGTTAACGTCAATATCAGTACCATCTTTCTGCTCAAGACCAACTGTTAAGTCAGTAGTAGTAGAAGTAGATGTAAATGCTTCATCGATATAAAGAGTAGCAGACACAATAGATGCGTTTGCTGGGATTACTTGTGGTAGGTTGCTGTTAAGAGCAGCAGGCAAATCATCAAAAGAGAAGTGCCATTCTGCGGACTTAACTACGCCCATTTTAGTAGACTCTTGACCACCATATTTATTTTTAGTAGTACGAGTACCATAATGATTTGCAACGCCACGAACTGGAGCCATTTCAATAGTCATAACTTTTCTCCTTAGTAAGTTGCTTCATCAGTTAATAAAACGCCTAGTGTATCAGCACGCTGAACACCAAACCCGAACCTAGAAGTAACCTGATATTTATCAGCTCTTTCTTCTTGGTCTCTCCAACCTTCTGTTTGCGGAGCACGTCTCCATGCATGCATAACAGGCTTACATGAATCATCTGCTACGCACATGAAGATGTTAGCCTTATCACCAACTTCAGCTGTATCATTAGCTAGGTCATATGCTGCACCGTTAATAGCTTCTGTTGCTGTAAGTGATGGTAAGAAGTTAGAAGTATAAATATCCCAACCCATAATGTTTCTTACGAAACGATGGTCTCTAGCAAAGCCTTCGTTAAGAACACCTTGGAATTGCGGAGTGTTATTAACAACTGTAGTTGCTGAGATTAATGTGTTAAGAGTTGCTTCTACGATAGGGTCAACAATTGCAATACGACCTGATGCAGGTGAATTAGCTTTGTCAAACGCTAGTTTCATAGATACAAAGTCAGCAAGAACAACATTTCTTGTTGATGCTCCAGCGCCACCAGCAATAAAGCGGTGAGGTCTATTATTAACTAAGTTAAGATTAGCTGCTGTTTGTCCGCCATTAGCGACAGCTAGAAAACGTCCTTCGTGGTTTTCACCAAGAGCACGTGTAGATTCCATAGCTCTCATAGCCATGAGTGTATCTACTTGTGAACCATCTTCACGTAGGTCATCAGTAACTTTCCAAGCATCACCGATATAATCAGTAATAGCTAAAGTAATGTTACCTGTATCTATGTTAGTAAAGTTCAATGGTGTATCTTCAGCTGCATCTTGAAGTGTTACAGTACCAACTGTTTTAATGTTTAGTGTTGTACCTGAACCGAAGTCTGTTACATCACGATACAT